AATTAGACTTGCATGCGGAATACGTCCGCATCGCACTCGAAGACAAGATCGCATCACTCAAGCGATCCACAACAAAACAAAAAAACGCGGCGATCAATCAACTGATCAACCAAGACATCGCCGCATACTCACACGCCTTGAACACGATCCAAGACATACCACAAACAAAAGGGGGGCGTTAGCCCCCCCACAGGCCAGGCGGGTCACCCGCCTGGTCTACTACGATCGCAAACGCGATCGACCTCGATCCTCAACCTCGGCCTCCATAGCAATCTGATTATTAACGCAATCAAGAGCACCAATAACACGCACAGGACTGACAGGTAAACCAAAAGCCCCGCTACGATCATCAAACTCTCCCACTTCCATCAACACAAAATCCGCAGGATGCTTGCCCACGTTAGTGGACGCATCATTAGCCAAATCAGTGAACATCCGAAGGGCTTCACCCTTCGCACGAGCATAAAAGGGCGACATAAACGCGCCCACCGCAGCGTCATACACAGAAAACACCAAAAGCTTCATAGCGAACGTTCCTTCTGCTTGAGCATTTTAAGCGCGATCACCTCGCGCACACGACGCCGATCTACCATGTTATCTTTACGCAACAGCATAGCAGCACGACGCCGAGCCAGCTTTAACACAGCCAAACGCTCACTGTCAACCAGCTCAGTACGAGTATCATAAAAACGAGGCGGCCGAACCGGCCGCCCATTAATCACAACATTATCATGGTCACGAACCTCTTGACCAAACTTCTCATAATAGCCCGAGCCAATTCCAGGTCTCCGAGACATAACTGTAAACTCTGGCAAACGATCATATACAACGCCATCACTATCCACAGACTGATAATGAGCACCGGCAAGATCACCTGTAATCTTCTTAACAATATAACGAGCAACATAAGCAGCCGAGTCAAAGGTCACCTCACCTAACATCGAATGACCAACATCCCAAAGACCACTTAATTCGCGCGAACAATAATACTTGTCACCGCGCCTATTCTCACCGACTTGAACACGATCCGGGAAATCACAATTAAACAACAAAACATGATAGTGCGGCCGCTGGTTCAAAGAACCATATTCACCGCACGCATAAAACCTTACACCGGCGCCACGCGCCTTCCGCAAACGCTTCATAAACAAACACAAATCACGCTTAACCAAAGAGCCGCCAAGCGGCAACCAATCATTGCCATACGTCAAAGTAACAAACCAATTGTCACGCCAAAGCTTCTTTTCATGTAAACAACGCATCGCCCACTGGCGAGACTTCTCTAAACGACAACCAACACACTGACCACACGGCAACTTAAGGGGAGCACCGGAAAGCGAGTTACCACGATCAAACGTGATACCCCGCCTTCCGGACTTCCCCACCTCCCGACTATAAAACCCCGTCAAGGGGCAATAGCACGGCACGGACTAAAGCCGAATACCACCACGCATCGGCAAACGATGAGGCATATTCTTCTTATGAGTCTTCGCACCATGCTTGGAAAACATCCGCTTCGAAGAACTCCGACCAATCTTATGACGCTTCATAACCTGTCTCCTCGACATTCTGACCTCGAGCGAGGTCAACGTTCCACCTAAACGGTGTCACTCCACACAGTTACATCAAGGCGAAGACTGTGTGGCGGGCCCAGCAGGGCCCGCAGAAGGCGCCGCCGGCGCTGGACTGGCCGGGGAGGCCGAAGGCGCCGGCGGCGCTCCAGAGGCCACAGCGGGCACCGCAGGGGCCTCCGGTACGGGGGCGAGCCCCCATTCCTGCATTTGACCCAAATTACTCGGATCAGACGCAAACTCGACAAACCAATGAGCATTGTTGTCGAACTCCCGACGCACCTTAGCCGGCAACCTCATAAACGCCGCCTGCGCATCATCCAACTGCCGCATGGTATCCATCAGATTGCTGGGCAGCAACGTGAAATCAACATACATTGGATCGCGACTATTCGCGGGCAACTGACCCGCCCGCTCATACTTAGCCATGATCTCATTAATATCGCACTCCGAGGCGAACTCCTGACGCGTAAGCGATGGTCCACCAAGAGGGGTTTCGAGAGCATCACGGGACAACCCGTTAAGCTTAAACCAATCGTTCGACGCAAGTGAACCTCCTTTAGACATCTCAATCTCCTCTCATCATCTGACCCCAGCGATAACCGAAGTTAGCCGCTGAGTTTGCACCATGCAACACAGAAGCAACCGGCGAGATCGCTTGATTAACCCGAGCACCAGCAAACCCGCCAACATCCAACGAAGTCCGCAACCAATCAGGCAAACTCTGCTCACTCTGAGCGGTACGAGCCGCATTAGCGGCTGTAATAATCCCGTACCTATTCTGCTGCGTCTTCGCAGCCTCATTCTCAGCCTGCTGAAACGTCAATGATTGACGCTGCTGCTCAGTAAGCGTCTCCGCCTCAACCTTCTGACGAGTAGCTTGCAGATTAGCAATCTCATCCGTCATCTTATCCATGGTTTTCGCGGCAACAGCACTATTCACAACGTGCGACACACTATCCGCTACCGTAGACAAAGGCGACTGATACTGCGGCGCCTGCATACGAACCGGCGAGATACTAGCCGCCGAACCACCAGGCGACGACGCGGCACTGCCGCTCCCAAACATCATCATGGGATTAAGACCCGCAGCCTGCATATCCGACGAAGCACGCTGATAAGCAGTATTCGACATAGACTGCTGGAATGATTCCTGCTGCTGGGTCTGACCAGCATTAAACGTCTCGGCCTGCTGCTGCATTTGAGCATTCGCCGCATTCGTCGCGGCAACATTCTGCGCATTCGCAGTATTAGTTTGCTCAGCACCAAAAAACGAACCAAGACCTCCGAGAAGACCGCCAATCACTGGCCACATATCAACCTCCACAAGAGGAATTCGAGATAGGACAACAAGCGAGATCGCCCCAGGCGGAACCGCGCAAACGCGCGGACTTAGAAACGATCAATATCGCCAGGCACACCATACACAGGCATAGGCCTTGCGCATTTCATTTGAAAATAACAATCAAGCATAAACTGCGGCTGACTGGGCACCGCAACAATACGAGCAATAGGAGGGAACTCCGAAATAAACGTTGAATTCAACAACGGGGTCGACGCATAAATTTGCGCCAAATGCCAGCTATCCAACGGCGTGGCGAAATTAGAACGAAACTGACCCGTAATAACAGACGGCTTATACCGATACTCCGCATAACGCTCCTGATAACCAAACACTTGCTGGTCAACACCTGTACCAGCAACATAAATCTCCTGATTAAGAACAGCCTGCTCCCCAATATGAGCAAGAGCAGGCCAATAAAAATCAAAACGCGTAGAACGCGACCACATCTTATTGAGACCGTACTGATACGTAAGATCAGCACGAACCATCAACAAACCAAGAATAATCGAATGCTCAGTAAATGACTTCGTGAAACCACAACCACGATGAGCAAACGTCCCGACGCCCGTCAAGTTACCCTGAGGCGTCGATGACCCAGTGGTACCAGTAGGCCCGGTTTGAGCAATAGGATTGACATTAACCGGCGTACTACCACCACCAAGATATTCAGGACGCTGCAAACGAGCGTCCGGAGACGTCACACCAAAATGAGCCTGGATCAGCTCCGTGTAGCGCGTACCACCGCGCGCATCCCGCTCATAAATCTTCTGAATCTGAAACGCCTGCCGCAACTGATTAATCGTAGCGGCCGTCGCAGTACCCAAATCCGCATACAAGTTATTCGGATACAACTGACTCGAAGGCGTACCAGCCGGCGAAGAATTCGCCGAAAACGCAGCACCGCTCGCAAGCGCTCCGCCGGTGCCAAGCGTAGAACCAGAACTGGGAACGGAGCCATTCGTCAACAGCATCGCCATACCAGTCTGAGCACCGCTCACAAGTCCCACAGATGACGTCTTAACAATCGCCTGAGTCCCGAGCGGTAAAGTAACAGCCGGGCCCTTCTGAGGCCACGGCAAAGACGAAGTGAAATAATCATGACGCTTCCCACGACGCAAAAGAGCGTAATTCGACGGCGTATCAGGGCCGTCTCCCATATCAACAACAACAGAATTCTGCAAATTCTGATCACGAAACCATTGGTTCCAAATCAAGTTATAAGCACGCAAAAACAAATTGCTATGCACAATGCCAGCAATCTGCGTCGGCAAGCCCATATAGTCTTGCACAGTACCATTCAAATAACCACCAGCCGGCGAGGTCGCCGTCGGAACAAGGAAAGACGTGCTATCCGCAGGATTAGCCTGCTCGCCGAAAAAATTCACGAAATGAGTCCAAACAAGACGCAAAGGCACCGCGAAAAAAAACACATCGCAATACATATTATCCATAACAGGATGTAAAGGCGTAGAAAGCCGAGCGAACGTAGTCGCAGAAACAGCAAAAGTATCACCCGGCAACGCCTCATCCACCAAAATTGGAATAAGCCAACCACTATCAAAAGTGGTCTTAAAACCATGCGACCGATCAAACGACGACCGCGGAATTTCCGCACGAGGCACTTGACTAAACTGATGTCGCATGACAGACTTCATATGCAGTCTCCTATCAGCATGAGGTGAAAACATGGTACAATTAG